AGAGCAATGCCAACCTTACGGAAGTTGTCCGCCAAGAGTGTGCTATGTGGACTGAGCGAGCGAACCAACTAGCGACGGCGATCGTCGCGGGGAGCGTGTGATATGCGAGAGATTCTGCTGTACGACGAGATCGGTCCGGGTTACTACGGACTTCTTGATGGCAAATGGATGGTCGAGCAACTGCGCGAAGCGGGAAGCGAACCGGTGGTCGTGCGAATCAACTCGCCAGGCGGAAGTGTGTTCGAGGGGCAGGCGATGTTTACCGCTTTGTCTCGCCATACGCCGGGCGTCATCGTGCAGATCGACGCACTAGCAGCCTCGGCGGCGTCGTTCGTGGCGATGGCAGGATCGCGAATCGAGATCGCGAAGAATGCCATGGTGATGATTCACAACGCATGGGGCGGGACGCTAGGCAACGCTAGCGACCACGAAAAAGCGGCGTCCGTGCTACGGAAAATCGACGAACAGCTTGTGAATCAGTACGTCGAACGGACAGGGCAATCCGCTGACAAGATCCGCGACATGATGGTGGCGGAAACGTGGCTCGATGCGTCGCAGGCGGTCGAGCTTGGATTCGCGGATGCCATCGGCAAGGCGACAACCGCCAAAGCGGCGATCCGCGACGGCATGTTCGCGAAAACTCCGCCCGAACTACTGGTCGCGGCATCGGCGGTGTCGCCCCGGGTGGCGGCGGCGTCGATCGGTCGGCGGCTGGCGATTGCGCGGGCATGTTGATTGCGTCGGTCCGATAGCGTATAGTCATTGGGTCGCGGCGTCTTGTTAGCCGGCGCGGCAAAAATCAATCGAGCCTCTTGTTAGCGGCGCGATTCAGCATTCACCACGAATGCCGGGTCGTGCCGTTTTTTCGTTGGCATCCCGGCCAGTCACACAGGAGTAGCCGGGATGAAATCGCAGCAGTTACAGGAGCAGATCAATGGCATCCTCGACGAAGTTGTTGCCATCAACGCAAGCATCGAAAAAGAAGGGCGGGAAGCGAAAGCCGAAGAGACGGCCCGAATCGCGGAGTTGATCGGCGACGATGGAGTTAGCGGCAAGCTTGCGAAACTGAAGGCCGCCAAGGCCCAAGCCGAGTCGTTTGAGCGCGAATTGTCGGCCGCCCGTGCCGCTCGCATGGTGCCCGGTGGAGTGCATCACGAGCAGGCCGGAGTCGCCGATTCGTCGTCAATCTTTTCGCGGATTAAGGTTCCGGCGCGAGCGAAGGCGAGGGCACCCGTCACCGCGTTCCTCGGGGCCGACGCGGAGCAGCAAGCCTACGGATTCGGTCGTTTGGTGATGGCCGTTTGTGGCCGCCAATCGTCCCAAGAGTGGTGCCAAGATACGCTCGGCATCGACTTCCGCAATGCGATGAGTGGCGGGAGCGACTCGGACGGCGGCTTCCTCATCCCAAGCGAATACGAAGCGAATCTGATTCGGCTGGTCAACGAATACGGCGTCATTCGTCGTGCCGCCGAAGTGGTGCCAATGGCGCGTGACGTCAAAGACACGCCAAAGCGGTCGGGCGGGGTCACTGGCTACTGGCTGGGCGAGACCGGCACGCCGACCGAAGGCACGCCGACGCTTGACCTCGTAAAGCTGGTCGCGAAAAAGCTGGGCGCTCTCAGCTACTACAGCCGCGACGTGGACGAGGATTCCGCGATTGCCGTAGGCAACTTAATCGCGCAGGAAATGGCTCTCGCCATGGCCTACAGCGAAGACAACGCGGCATTCAATGGCGACGGCACGTCGAGCTACGGCGGCATCGTCGGCATCAAGGAATCGCTGGCCGCTGGTGCGACCTACACGGCAATCGCGGGCAATCTGCGATATGGGACGCTCGACCTGGAAGACTTCGAGGGCATGATCGCCAAGCTTCCCAGCTACGCATTCATGAACGGCGGGCCGTCGTGGTACATCCACCGATCCGGCTGGGCTATGTCGATGTTGCGACTGGCTGCGGCGGCCGGCGGCAACACCACGCGGGAGCTTGCAGCCGGTGCGTCGCAAGTACAGTTCTTGGGCTATCCGGTCGTGTTTGTCGAGGTCATGAACAAGGTGCTGACGGACCAGGCATCGACTGAAGGCTTGGTGTATTTCGGAAACCTGCGCCAGGGCGTCAAGTTCGGCGACCGGCGCGGCGTGACGCTCGACGTCTCGCGCGAGGTGAAGTTCCTCACTCAGCAAATTGCGGTGCTGGGAACCGAGCGGCTGGACATCGTGGTCCATGAAAAGGGTACCGCGAGCGAGTCCGGGTCGATCGTGATGCTTGCCACGCCTGGCAGCTAGTAGGCCATGACAACCAAGCCGCGATGATGCGATGCATCGCGGCATTTTGTGCGATGCATAACGAGATTTTACGCGATACAAAACGGAGCCAAAAATGAACGCTGCACAACATGACAAATTCGTGCCGATCACGCCGCCGGGCGCGATCGTCGATAACGCCAGCTTGACCACCGCGACCATCGACACTGCCGGATTCGCTTACTTGCGAGTCTTGGTTGTTCTCGGTGCTACCGACATTGCTATGACGGCCCTCAAGCTGCAAGAATCCGACGATTCGGGCATGAGTGGTGCGGCCGACATCACAGGGCTTATCTACGGCACCTCGGCTGGCATCGCAGGCACGACAAGCACCTTGCCGTCCGCTACCGACGATAACAAGTGCTTTGCGTTCGAGGTCGATCTCCGCGGACGCAAGCGGTACATCGATCTTGTGGCAACGTGCGGCGATGGCAGTGCTGGCACATACGTTACAGCATTTGCATTGCTTTCGCGGGCAGCCGACTGCCCGGTGAGTGCGTCGGAACGCAACTACGGCAACATTCTGCGAGTGTAAGCCATGACAACTGGCGAGCGAAAGGCGATCCGCGTGGGTGCGCCGGCGTTCGAGCCGATCACCCTCGCGGAGGCAAAAAAGCATGTCGAGCTAGCCGACGACGACAACGCGCACGATGCCCACTTGCTGCGGCTTATAACCGCCGCCCGTGAGCAAGTCGAGCACGATTGCAGCGTCGTGCTGGCAACCGGCAGCTTCACGCTGACGCTCGACGACTTCCCGGGCGAGACGGAGATTTATCTTCCCGTCCGCCCGGTCACATCCATTACGAGCATCGTTTACACGCTCGAAAATGGCTCGACGGCTACGATGTCGGCGTCGGAATACTTGCTTGACAACAACGAGCCGGAACCCGAAATAACGCTGGCGTATCTTGCTGATTGGCCAACCGCCAGGGGCGAGCCGAATAGCGTGACGATTACGTTTGTCGCGGGATACGCGACGCAAGCAGCGATCCCGCAGGCGTACAAGCAAATGATGCTCGTCGATATCGCGAGACGATTCCAAGACCGCGAAGGCCTAGAAAAGATTGATGAGTCCATGGCGTACGAACGCATGGTTCGTCGCTATCAGCGAGTGAGCTACCCATAACATGGCCGCAAGAATGCCACGCATCGTGCCGCAGATGGTCCGCCTAGGCGGAATGCGGCAACGCGTTGATATCAAGCGGCCTAATACGTCGATTGACAGTCGCGGCCAGGTCACTGGCGCCGATGTTTCGCTCTCGATTGCGTGGCCGTGCGAGATCCGAACGCTATCAGGAGTGGAGCTTATCAACGCTCGCCAGACCTACCCGACAGCGAGTCACGTTGTGCGCGGCTGGTGGCGACGCGGGACGGAGATCACCGTCCGTTATTATCTGCAATGGGGCGACCGCCGGCTAAACATCGGACACATCACCGATCTTGGGCAGGATCGCGGACTCATCGAGCTACTTTGCGCGGAGGCCGTTGATGGAAGTTAGCATCCAGATACAGGGCATCGAGCAAGCCGTTCGCAAATTACAGAACGTGAAAAATGGCGTTCGTCGCCGAGTGCTTAGGCGTGCCAACGTCGCAGCCGCAAGACCGATCCGAGCGACCGCGAAAAAGACCAGTGTGTTTATTGATCGATCGGGCTTGCTACGCCGATCCTTGGTGCTCAAGACAAAGACGTATCAAAGCGGCGTTGTGGTGAGCGTTGTCGGCGCCGATCGCAACGTGCAAGGCACATGGCGAGGGCGTCGGCGAGTGCCTGCCAACTATTTGCATCTGGTCGAGTCTGGTCATCGCATTGCGGTCAGTGCTCGCACCGGCGCATCCATGGCGGACAACGTGCTGCTGCGACGCGGCAAGCGGTTCCTGCGATCCGGCCAGACGGAGGCGGTCATCGCGGGCATGGTGCGACCGCGACGATTTATTGGGCCGGCAGGCGAACAAAACGTCTCGGCGTCGCTCGCCAAATTCCGCGAGACGTTTGCCCGTGGCGCGGAAGCGGAGGCGTCAAAGTAATGCCAGACGTCGCCGAAAGACTACGGACATTTCTGATTGCGAGCGCGAGCGTAACCGCGATCGTTGGGCAGCGCGTTCATCAAAACATGGTGCCGGAATCGAGTGCGCCGCCCTATCTGTGGTTTCGCCGATCCCGCACCGACGAACCGCGCACGCTCGATGGTGGCTCGCCATCGGGATACGAGCAGTTCTTTGACATTGAGTGTGTCAGTGAGGATCTGAGCGAGGCACAAACGCTTGCCTACGCCGTCCGCGACCGGCTCAATAACTATCGCGGATCGTTTGCCGATTCGACCGTCAAAGGGATATTCGTCGAAGACCACTCGGACGACTATGTGCCTCGCAGTGTCAGTAGTGATGACGTGGCGCATGTCGCCGCTCTTTCCGT